ATTTTTTTCTGTCAAAAATAGGAAACCGAAAAGACCAGTAAGGTAGATAATGGGAAACGAAACCAGAGGTCGCAAGAAAAAGCCAACAGCTAACCTAAAGCTGGCGGGGACTTTTCGGAAAGACCGACGCAATAACGACGAGCCTACGCCGGATGTTGTCATTCCGGACATGCCGAAATTCCTTAAGGGCGAGGCCCGGAGAGAGTGGCTGCGGATAGCCCCTTTGCTGGCTAAAAGAAAGTGTTTGACCGAATGGGATCGTTCTATGCTGGCTATTTATTGTCAGGAATGGGGCAAGTATGTCAGATTAAATAAAGAGTTCGATACTGATGTCGGTATGGTAAATATGCTTAGAGAGTCAACTACGCTGCTTAAGAATGTCACGAGTATTGCTACGCAGTTCGGCTTAACTCCGAGTAGCCGTACAAGTCTAAGTATGGGTAAAGCAGACACAGATAATCCGTTTGAAGCGTTAATGAAAAAGAAGAATGCTTAATGTTAGAACTTGAAACACAATGCAGGTCAGAAGCGATAGTTCACGAGTACATTGATAATGTGCTTAACGGGACAATCCCCGCCTGTAAATATCTCAAGCTTGCCGTCCAGCGACATCTTGACGATATTGACCATGGGCATGAGCGTGGGTTATATTTCGATCAAGACGCCGGACAGAAAGCCATTGACTTTATTGAACTGCTTAAGCATTCAAAAGGTGAGTGGGCGGGAAAGAATCTCATCCTTGAGCCGTGGCAGCAATTCAGTATATGGGTTATTTTTGGATGGATGAATGAAGACGGGACACGCCGGTTTAATGTGGCGTACAATGAGGAAGCCCGGAAAAACGGCAAATCTACAAAGGCGGCGGCGATTGGATGTCTTGGTTTAGGCTTCGATGGCGAAGGCGGCGCCGAGATATATTCGGTCGCTACTAAAGAAGCACAGGCCATGATTACGCTCGTTGAAGGCCAGAGGATGACACGGAAGTCTGGCTATCTCGGGGGTTATGCTAAGGTTAATAAGAAAAGTATAGTAATCGAAGAATCGGACTCGTCATGGAAACCGCTCGGTAGGGATTCCAAGAATGAGGACGGACTAAATCCGCACATGATTTTAGTTGACGAGTTCCATGCTCATCCAGATAGGTCTTTACTTGAAGTCATGGACTCCGCCGTAGGGTCGAGAAGTCAACCCTTGATATACATTATCACCACTGCTGGGTTTAACGTGCAATCCCCGTGCTATTACGAGAGGGACTACGCGATCAAGGTATTGGAAGGCACTGTCGAGGATGACACTTACTTTGCTGTAATCTATACGCTTGATATGGACGATGAAACCGGCGAACTGCTAGATGACTGGAAAGACCCTGCTGTATGGGTTAAAGCGAATCCTAATTATGGCGTTTCGTTGTACGAAAAAGACTTACAGCGAATGTGCAATAAAGCTATAAACGATCCCGCCGCTGTTAATAATTTTCTCACAAAGAGAATGAACGTCTGGACTACCCAGGTGACGCGGTTCTTTAATATGGAAAAGTGGAACGCCTGTACTGATATTGTTACCGAAGAGGAATTGCTCGGTGCTACGTGCTACATGGGCGCCGATCTAGCGTCCAAGGGCGATATTGCTGCTTTGATATGCGTTTTCATCTTAGCTGATGGCAGGGTTGTTTTAATCCCCCGTTTCTACTGTCCGGAAGAGGGCGCCCGTGAACGTGCCAGAAAAGATCGAGTTCCGTACTTAGTTTGGGCTGAACAGGGGCATTTAACACTCACTCCCGGCAATAGGATTGATTACGAATACATCAAGCACGACATCGAGGATATGTGGAGCAAGTTTAATGTCATCAAGATGGGGTTTGATCAATGGAATTTTGAACATCTTCTACAAAGACTCGTAACGGACGGCATGGATTTATCCAAGGTGGTGCAGTACGGGCAGACTATTAAAAATATGAGTGAGCCCACTAAGGAATTAAAAGCTTTAGTGAACGACTGCAAGTTAGTTCACAATAGAAACCCTATCTTGCGTTGGATGGCTTCAAATGCGGCGGTCTATACTGACCCGAACGAGAACGTCAGGCCAGTAAAAGACAAGTCAAGCGAGAAAATTGACGGGATCGTGGCTGCCGTAATGGGGCTTGGTTTGGCCTTGATAGAGCCTGAGCCCGAAATATCAATATACGAAACAGAAGGTCTAAGGACTATATAATGTGGAAACCTTTTAATAAAACTGAAAAAGTAGAGGTTAAGGCAACCACTGGCGACAATTGGCGATCAGTGACGGGCGGCAGCTCACGCACTTCTGCCGGACAGTTGATAAACAATAAGAATGCTTTGTCAATATCTACCGTTTACGACTGTGTTCGTATAATCAGTGAAGACCTTGCGAAATTACCATTGCCTGTGTTTCAGCAGGTGGGTGAACTGAAGGAAAAACGATCTGATCACCCACTATATAGCGTCCTTAACTTCCAGCCAAACCCTGAAATGTCTGCAATGTCATTCAGGAATACTATTATCGGTCACGCTGTCGGGTGGGGCAATGGCTATGCCGAAAAAGTACGCGACCGTAACGGGAACATAAAGGAACTCTGGATTATTCCACCAGACCGAATAAGACCAAAGCGACGCGAAAACGGCAGCTTGTATTATGAATTTACAGAAGATAATGGAAATTTGACGAAAGTTAATCCTGATAAGATATTTCATGTCCCCGGCTTCGGTTACGATGGAGTACAGGGCTATAATGTCGTCCAGATTGCCCGCGAATCGCTCGGGCTGGCTAAAGCCGCCGAGATGTTCGGGGCTAAATTCTTTGGCAATGGTGCAAAAGCTTCACTGGCGTTGACTTTCCCGCACTCCTTAACGGAAAAGGCTTACAAGAACCTTAAGAAATCTACCGAGAAGCAGATCGGCGGCGAGAGTCAACACCGAATCCTCCTGGTCGAAGAGGGCGGCAAAGTGGAAACTATGTCGCTTTCCCAGAAAGACTCTCAATATCTCGAAACAAGAGAGTTTTCTATTGAGGAAATATGTCGATGGTTCCGGGTTCCTCCGCATAAAGTCGCAGACTTAAGACGGGCAACATTCTCGAACATCGAAGAACAGAACATCGACTTCGTTGCTGATACACTTATGCCGTGGTTTATACGGGTCGAACAGGCTATCCATAACCAGCTTCTCAGCGATTCTGACCAGCAGGGCGGGTATTATGTCAAACACAACGCAAACGCTCTCCTACGCGGCGACAGCAAGAGCCGTGCGGAGTTCTACGCGTCCGGTATTCAATGGGGCTGGATGGTTCGTAATGAAGCAAGGGAATTTGAAGAGCTTAACCCAATAGAAGGTCTTTGGGAACCGCTTGTACCTTTGAATATGCGGGGCGTCAATGATCCGGTTGAAACGGGGAATAATGAAGCCTTCGTCGAGGACGTTGCCGCGAGGATTACGGCGGCAGAGGAACGGGGATTGTCTGCGAGGGTGGACAAAGCGAACGACGACAGGGACAGATTTAACGAGTGGGTAAACGGTTTCTACGAGAAACACGAGCAATATATAATCAAAAGCCTTGCTCCGCTGAATTTAGGCCGAGCCGCCGCCGATAGAATGGTTGTCGAAGGGATATTGAATATCGCCATGAGCGACGATCCGGCCGCACATATAAAGACATGGAATCGAAAACAAGAAATTACAAATATTATAAACGAGGCTTTAGCATGTACCCACAAATAATCAACGAATTAAACGCCATTGTCTGGGCAATCTTGCCGGATAAAATGGAAATGATAATGTCAATGCTCGCTCCGAGACTTGCCGGAGGTGATATGCCGGAGTTTGAGGCCGCGGCCCGACGTGATTCACGTAGAGTTGAAGGTAAGGTGGTTGTATTGCCGATGACGGGCACTATGACGCAAAGGGCAAGCATGTTCACTGAAACGAGCGGAATGCTCTCAACGGATTCATTCGGCAAGGTAATCGAAAGCCTTGCGAACGATCCTTCTGTAAAGTCTATCATACTTGATATTGATTCGCCGGGCGGGAGCATGTTTGGGCTTGAGGAAATGACCCAGAAAATCCGGGCGGCTGCCGGGACAAAGCGTGTTGTTGCCGTGGCTAACTCAATGATGGCGTCAGCGGCTTATTACACCGGGTCAGCAGCAAATAAGGTGTACGCCGCACCGGGAGCGTTAGTCGGCAGTATAGGCGTCATTATGACTCACGTCGACCACAGCGCAGCACTTGACCAAGAGGGCGTTAAATATACCTTCGTGACTGCCGGAAAACATAAGGCTCTCGGTAACTCTACCGAGCCTATGGGTGACGAGGCGATGGCTTACATGCAGGGGCTTGTCGATCAGGGGTACGATCAGTTTATATCAGCGGTCGCAACGAATCGAAGGGTATCGAAATCGAAAATAAAAGAACAATACGGGCAGGGCAAGGTTCTGACAGCGAAAGACGCTTTAGTTGTTGGTATGATCGACGGAATCAGAACGCTTGACCAGGTTATTGATATGGAATTAAGAAGAAAACAAAGATAGCTTTCACGCGGTAGCGGCTGGCATCTTTAATAGTGTAGTTTAATTATAATAAATTTTAAACGAAAGATTAATATTATGTATGATAAATTGGTAAAAGAGCTTGAAGCCAATCTCGCTCGTGTCGTAGAAATCGACGCGGAAGCGGAGTTGACCGAAGAGCTTAGAGCCGAACAAGACGCGCTTATTGCCGCACAAGGCGGCTTGAAGGCGAAGATTGAACGGGCAAAAGAACAAGTCGCGATGGGGAACTTTCTCGACGACGCAAAGGCTAATCCGCCTGTGGAAAAACGCATTGTAGCGGCGACGCCAATAGCGTTAGATGTTCCGGGTGTTATTGACGCAAAGGTTGTGCCGGTAACAGCTAAAAGGCTGTATGGTACAATCAGATCGTTCCACGGGGCCGATAAAGAGCTTAAGGCTTACCGTTTCGGGCAGTGGTTCATGGCAACAGCTGGTATTCCGGCGTCCATTGATTACTGCAACAATACTGGTATGCCTATGGCGGTGCATAACGAAGGCGCTAACACGGCTGGTGGATATCTTGTGCCGGAAGAGTTCGGCACAGACATGACCCGCTTGACGCTTGAATACGGTGCTTTCCGTGCGAATACTAATATCGTCCCGATGATGAGCGATACGCGTACCGATCCAAGACAGACGGCGTTCATGACGGCTACATGGGTTGGTGAATCCGAGGCTGCTGCCGAATCTGACATCGCGTGGGATCAGATTCGTCTTGTCGCTAAAAAGCTCAAGGCTGTTACTCGTATCACTAACGAACTCACTGCCGACGCTGCTATTTCTGTTGGCGATCAAGTCTTTAGGGACATTGCTCGTGCGTTCGCATTAGCGGAAGATACCGCAGGGTATAACGGTACTGGCTTGGCGGCTACAGGTGGAATTACCGGAGTGATTCAGTCACTTAGCGACGCTGCCGGAACTCCAACAACTACAAGTGCAGGCGGAATCATCGTAGGTACTGGTGATCTTTATAGCGAGTTGACTTTGATCGACTTCCACAAGGTTATCGGAACCTGTCCGACTTACGCCCGCAGAACTGCTAAATGGCACGCGTCTCCGTTCTTCCATAACACTGTTATGATGAAGTTGCAGACGGCTGCTGGCGGTAATACCGTTTCGGATATTTCAGGCGGCGGGCTTGCTCCGTTCCTCGGCTATCCGGTTGTTCCTGTTGAGGTTATGCCTACAGCATCAACAACTAGCCAGATTTGTACATTGTTCGGCGATCTCTCTCAGGCTTCTAAGCTTGGAGATAGGATGACCCGCACAATCTCGACTTCCGAACATGCCACAGTTAACGGGGTAAATGTCTGGGAAGTTGACCAGCTTGCCATTAAGGGTGTCGAGCGTATCGACATTAATGTTCACGACGTAGGCGATACCACAACGGCTGGCCCGATCTGTGGTTTGCAGACACTTAACGCCTAATTCTGAAAGGAAATCATTATGAAACCTAGTGACGAAGGCAAAACGGCGATAGTAATCAATCTCGCCACAACTAACGCAACGGCAGAACACACACTTGACCTTGACGTGTCCGGCAGTGATCAGGCTAATATTTATATCTGCGCAGGCAGTCATAACTCTGGTACGGAGGCCATCAATACGGTTTCTTTGTACGAAAGCGACACTGTAACGCAGGCTACGAACATGACTCTGATTCCTGCATTGTCCAGCGGAGCCACAGCAACCAGCACATCGGCAAGTAATATCTTGCCATTGGCTGCTGTTCAGGCTCTTGGTGGTATTATTCAGGAAATCCAGGTCGACCTCTTGAGGCGTAATAAAAAGTACCTCGGAATTGCTGTTGAATCTGGTGGTGTGACGGCAGGTGCGGGAATAACTATCCTTGCTCGCCTAACCAGAAATGAACAGTCTGCAGATACGGCTGCTCAGAAAGACAAGGAAGACCTCGGCGCAACTAATATTAGCGGTTGCATGCAGGTCATCTCAGAATAAACTGTCCTTTTATCTTGCTAACGCAGGATCGGGAGGCCCGGCATCGGGTCGGGTCTCCTTTATTGGACTTAATTTAAAGATAAAAGGAAAACTATTATGCTAAAATTAAATCTGGGCAGTGGCCCTAAAGAACTACATTTAGAAGGATACGAGAACCTCGATCTGGCTGACGGCAACAACGCCTATCCGCTGAGATACAATAGCGGTGAAGTCGACGAAATCAGGGCGTCTCATTTGCTTGAGCATTTCGGCAAAAAGGAAAGATTGCCCGTACTCCGCGACTGGGTAGACAAACTCCGTCCGGGTGGGCTTCTGCAGATAGCCGTTCCGGACTTCGATAAGGTCATCGAAGAGTACAAGAGCCAGAAAAAAGGTCAGCATTCGCCAGACGATTACATTATGGGCGGGCAGGATGACAATAACGACTTCCACAGGTCGCTGTTTACCCATACGGTCCTAAAGCAGCTAATGGAAGCCGCTGGACTGCAAGATATTCGGGTATTTCAGGCGCAGTTTGACGATTGTTCTAATTTACCAATAAGCCTGAATCTGGAAGGCACGAAGCCGGGCGGACTACCGCTAAAGACAAGGGCAGTGATGACTCTGCCGAGATTAGGCTTTACTGCGAATATGTTCGCCACTACGAAAGTATTCCCTAAGCTTGGAATCGAAATAGATACGGCTACAGGCGTGTTCTGGGGACAAAAGCTGTCGAGGCTAATCGATCAACACCGAAACGACGGAACCGAGTTTGTAATAACGCTCGATTACGATACAGCATTCAGGGAAGAGCACGTAATCAGACTATTGCAGTTGATGGCAGAAAACCCAGACGTCGACGCTATCGTTCCCGTTCAAGTAAAGAGGGAAAACGAGACGCCTATGTTTGCTATTATGGATGAGGAAGGAAACCCCAAATTAACCCCAATAACAGAGTTTGACGGGGATTTAGTCCCGATAGTTACTGGGCATTTCGGCTTAACGATATTCCGGGTGTCTGCTTTCGAGGGATTAGCAAAGCCGTGGTTCTTAGCTCATCCAAACGAAGCCGGCGAGTGGGGCGAAGGCAGAATCGACGAAGACATACACTTCTGGCATAACTTCCATAAAGAAGGCAGGAAAGCTTGCCTTGCACCGAGCGTGATGCTCGGGCATATGCAAATGATGTGTACATTCCCCGGACCGGCCCGGAAAGCTTTTAAGCCAGTGCATTATTACATGAATCAGCTTGACCGTGGCCAATGGCCGGAACATTGCGTACCTAAAGTGGAGTTATTGAAATGAAAATTGTACTATTGAAACCGTACGGAATGTCTCCGGCAGGCGGAGTCCTTGATAATGTAAATAAGCCGGTCGCTGACTTGCTGATTAAACGTAAGATAGCCAAACTCTTTAAAAGGAAACGGACAAAGAAATGATTGATAAATGGCGAGTGACAACCGAACCTAGCGTTGAGCCGGTGAGTCTTGCAGACATGAAACTGCATTTACGGGTTGATTGTGATGCCGATGACGACTTGATCACTGCTCTGATTGTCGCCGCGAGGCAATGGTGCGAAGATTACGAACATCGTGCATATATTACGCAGACAATCACCGCTAAACTTAACTATCTGCCGCCTCAGATGATATTACCAAAACCAAGACTGCAATCTGTTACGTCGGTTAAATACATCGACACTTCCGGAGATGAGCAGACTTTATCGTCTGGATTGTACGATTTTGATACTTATCGCGAACCGGGGCAGATCACGCGAGGTTACAACGATACATACCCTAGTGTACGTGCCGTCGTGAACGCCGTAGAGGTTATCTACGTGGCTGGTTACGGCGATGCGTCGACCGATGTACCCAATAAGACTATCGCGGCCATAAAGCTGTTTGTGGCTCACTTGTACGAGCATAGGATAGCGGTTACTGATATGACTATGGAAGAGATTCCGCTCGGTGTTAAGAACCTCTTAAATGCAAGGGCATTGACTGTATGACGATTGAAATCGGAAATCTCAGGCATAGGGTAGAAATTCAGACTTACACTGAAGTTCTAGGCCCGAATGGCGGCCAAAACGGTACGTGGGCGACAACCTCGACCGTATGGGCCGCTGTGCAGACGTTGACAGGCCATAAACTTGAGCTTGCCCGTCAGATCGACGCTGAGGCCACAGTAGAAATCCGTACAAGGTATTGCGGCTCTGGCGGGACGGCTAATATCACGATTGCTAATCGTTTACTGTTTAATAGTAGAATCCTTGAACCGACATATATAGTCAATGAGAATGAAAGAAATGTCGCCCTGCAGATACTCTGCAAAGAGAAAAGGGGGGCTTTAGAAGATGGCTAGTATGACACTCGAAGGATTTGAAGGGTTGGAAAAAAGTTTAGTTGCTCTCGAAAAGAAGGTGGCTAAAAAGATTGTTCGCACGGCCACGCGGGACGCCGCTAAAGTTACGTTGGCTCAGGTGAAATCTAACGCCAAAACGATGATCGGCGGCAATATGGGTGCTCTTATAGAAAAGCACGCAAAGGTTATCGTCTTTAAGCATCAGAGGCGTGGTTCTTATGGCGTGCAGATCGGAATGAAGCCGAATGTGCCTGAATTTGATTATTGGCCGGTTGGATCAAGTTCGAGCCTTAGAAGCAGAAGGACGACCGGCAAAAAGAGTTATATCCCGGCCGCATTAGAACACGGACACGGAAATGCAAAGCCGATACCGTATATTCGCCGAGCATGGGACTCGACAAGAGCAAGGGCGGTCAAAGTGATGGGTATTAGCTTAAAAGCAGGCATCGAAAGGGCAGTGGCATGACAGAGACAATAAAAGTCAATTTAGATAAGACGTGGTTGTTTTTAAGAATCATGGGAGTTATTGCCGGTGTGTTGATTGGTTTCTTTACGGCATATAACCAGCTCGATCAGCGAATGGATAACCTCGAAACAGCAAAGGCGATAGAACAACTTAAATTTACATTTATTGAAAAAGAAGTCGGAGAGGTCGGCGACAAAGTAGATAAGATTTATGATTATATAATTAAGTCGACTAAAAGCGACCATTTAGCCAACAGGGAAAGATAAGAAATGGCTGACGCCCCAACAATAGTACAAGTAACAGACGACGGAAATCAAGACAGTGCTACAGTCTTCATCGTCGGATTAGCTACGATCCAGCTTTACTACCGGCAAAAATCAACAACGCCGTGGACGACTGGATTAACCCGGTTAGGCGCAGGCGAAATTGTCCAAACGGGGCTTATCGCAGGCACTTGGTACGAATTTTACGCTACAGACAACGACGCAGAAGAATCAGACCCGTCTAACATGGTTCAGGTGTATATTGAGCTTGAGGCGGGAACTGGGACACTTAAACAGGCTATCGTAGCAATGCTCATGGGCGACACTACGGTATATACATTGACAAATGGAAACATAACGCCCGGAGGTGATCCGACGAAAAGCAAAGCTTCGGTAGTCTTCTACCAGATCAGCGACGTCCCCGGTCACACGATGGACGGGCCTGATACGCTGCACAGGCCGACGATGCAGGTCAATTCATATGGAGATTCGGACTTTGACGCGGGAACGCTTGCAGACGCAGTGAGGGCGGTTCTAGACGGCTACAGCGGAACGACGGGCGGGGTTGCAATATCGTATATGGCACTAAACGACGAGGGCGACCTTGACGACTTCGAGCCTGAAAATAAAGAAATAAGCCGACACGGTGTTCGGCAAGATTATATAGTAAGTTATACTAGAAATTAGAAAGGGTACTACAATGAGTGGAGCAATAAATGGTTTTGCAACAACTTTAAGCGGTTCTGTGAATTTCACAGGAACCAATGTAATTTCGGAGGTACAGAGTATTACGCTCCCGAAATTAGAGGTTAATGACATTGACGTTTCAAGCATGGATTCGGCATCGAACTACATGGAATTTATCCCAGGTTCTACGAATCCCGGTGTCATTGATCTGACAGTTAATTATCTAGAAGCACAGGATAAGCTTATGTCTGGTATTGTTGGCGGAACGAATGTTGCCGAGACATGGACGATAACGCTTCCGGATGGTGCGACATGGGCTTCTGTTGGTTATGTTAATGGATTCGGTGCAGGCGAAGCCGTTACTAACGATAAGGTTTCAAGAGAGATTTCAATAAAGTGCACCGGATTACCAACGCACACAACATCAGCATAAAGATAAAGGGAAAGTACTATGTTAAATAAAGATCAGATTTTAGCTTGTAAAGATATCCAGAGTGAAGAAGTAGATGTTCCGGAATGGGACGGCAAGGTCCGAGTGCAAGGACTTACGCTTGCTGAAAAAGATGACTGGGAGGCGTCGGTAATGACTGACGGCAAGCCTAATATCAAAGGAGCGTCCGCCAAACTCTGTATTTTGTGCATGAGAAACGAAACTGACGACGACTTACTATTCAGCCTTAATGACGTCCTGCTTTTGCAGGATAAATCAGCGGCAGCTATAAATAGGATATTCCAGGTAGCTCAAAGGCTCTCTGGTATCGGTCAGGAAGACAGTGACGAAACAGTAAAAAACTCCGAAAAGACACAGAAACCCGCTTCAGGTTAAAACTGTGTCGACAGTTGGGTTGTACTTTAGCAGAGTTTGGCCAGCGTATGTCGGCCAAAGAGTATAATTTGTGGATTGCAGACGAACAGATAGAGCCGACCGGCGAAGAACGTGCAGACCTTCGAGCAGAAAAGATAGTCAATAGTAATCTAGCTACTTTTAGTGCGGAAGGATTAGAATTGAAAGACTGCTATATGGATTTTGATCCACCTAAAAAACAAGATCCTCTGGAATGGGGAAAGCAACTTATGGCATATACTGTCGCATGTGGCGGAAAGGTTAAATAATGGCAACTATTTCGACGTTAGCAGTGAACCTTATTATCAGGACAGCGGTATTTGAGCGCGGCATAAAACGAAGCAGGAAGCAAACTAAGGCTTTCAAAGATAGTCTGAAAAGGCTTGATAGGGCAATAATAAGAACGAACGCCCTCTTAAAGTCCGGAATAATGGCCGGTATTAGAGGTATTACGTCTACTTTCAGGACTATGATAAGATGGGGTAAGAGAGTTGCTGTTACCTTAATTGCTATCGGCGTAGCTTCGGTTAAGGTCGCCAGTGATGTTCGGGAAACCGAGAATCTTTTCAATATATCAATGGGGAGTATGGCGAAGTCGGCTAATAGATGGGCAAGGGAATACTCTAAGTCATTAGGTCTGTTTACGAATGATACAAAAAAGGCTCTTGGAACTTTCCAGTTGATGCTTACAAGTATGGGTTTGACTGAAAACCAAGCATTTAAAATGTCGAAGCAATTGACTACTTTGGCGAATGATATTGCATCGTTCAGGAATCAAGACCCGGCTTCTATATTCCTTAAGCTTCAAGCTGGGATTACGGGTGAGTCAGAACCGCTGAAAAGGTTAGGTATTCTCGTAAACGAGTCTATCATAAAAAATCTTGCCTTAACCGACGCAATGGTTCAAGCAAGGGTGGAATCTGAGAGGTCCGCAAAGTCGAACATTAAACTGGAAAAAAGCGTATCACTACTAGGCGGGGCGTATAAGAATGTCCAGACTAATGGTTTCGTAAAACAGATTAAAAACACCGACAACGCGATCCGTAAACAAGGATTAGTTCTCACTGATGTAGAGAAAGTTCTGCTAAGATACAAAGCCATTGTCAATGCAACCACAAAGGATCAGGGCGACATGAAACGCACCCTTGACGACACCGCAAACGTGTTCCGGGTTATCTGGGCGCAGGTGAAAGTCACTGCCAATACGATAGGTACTGCATTGCTCCCCGTTGTGACCAAAGTTGCTATTGTGTTTCGTGATTGGCTTACGAACAATCAAGCGTTATTCCGTAAATGGGCCAAGTTCGCGGCTACCAGCATACAGGCCGTAATAGACAAGCTTCAGTTCTACTTTACTTTGGCTAAGGCTGGAAACTTTGAAGCTATATTTAAGGATATTGGAAAGATATTCGGCGGGGTGTCCGATGGCTTAATTCAGGTATTTGAAAAAGTAAGGCCGTTCGCTGTCGATGTTGGCGGCGCGATGGCGGAGGGTTTTATTGATGTCATAGAAGGGACAAAGCTGGGTAAGTTTTTAGCCCCATTCGGGGAAATTCCGAGCAATGTTAAATCTCCTTTCACGATACTTGATACTGATGCTAGAAGGAGGGGACTCGCAAGCAGGGAAACCAGATCACTGGAGGGCAGAATTGGCTCTTTAGTGGATCGAGCTACTGGAAGAGTTGTAGTCGAAAACCGTAGCGATGCTGCGATAATTACAGAATTAAAAGCAATAAGGCTAGCGACCGAAGAAAATAATAAGAGGTTCTAATGGCAGTTTCAAAAGAAGATATAATCCAAGGCAACAACGCCCGCTTATCCGTCAAGGGTTGGGAGTTTGACCGCGTTTTCACTGTCAGTGAACTTACCGCGCAAGGCTCGGCGAAACTCGTAGAGGCGGTACAGGCAACTAATATACCTTACGGGCAATCGCACCCGGCAATCGCAACCGCTTACGCTTTAGAGTTTGTTCCTGAATCGTTGGAATCAGCAGATGCGGCAAGGGTTACGATCCGGTACAGGGAATACGCACAAGATTACGTTACCGAGATCGGGTCAAGGGTTTTGAGCAAGGAAACAACCGAGGCTTTTTTTGACCCGAATGCGGCTGATGGCGATCCGGACGTAATGAAATTAACTTATCTATACCCTGACGACTACGCTTTAAAACCAGAATTACAGGGAGTAGAAGTATCTCAGGGCGTTAATGTCTCTGTACAAAACTACTTCCCAACAATCGTAATAACAAGAACCGAGTTTACAACAATATCCGCAGATATAGTCAACGGTTATCCGGCAGGCGCATCACTCACAGGACAGATGCTTACAGATAGAGCGAAAGATTACAACGGGACGATAAATAAACCGGGCTGGAATATACGTCCGTTCGACTCCGAGCATGTTTGGAGGCTGGAAATGTCTGCTGTATCCGCCGAGGATGGGCTTGCCTATCGGGTTAGATATGCCTTTGCTTACGACCCTGATAAATGGAGCTACTTAGGAGTTTACGTTGACCCTTATACTGGAGAGCCAATTCCCAACCCAGAGAACCCGCTACCTTCTAATCCTCAAGAGGGTTCAAAAGGTAGGTACCCCATGTATTTAGCTAAAGATTTTACATTATTGGACCTTGTGTAATGCCTAATAAAAACGACCAAATTCGCATGAATACCAAGAAGCTGCGAGAGATAGACGACTCTGGCAACAGCAATGCTGTATTCAGGCGTATATCTAATCCGGCTTTAGTGGGGTCTGGTGGCAATAATTTCGCTAGCGCAGGAGTGCGGGCTAAATGTACAACCGACGCCGGGGCGGGCGCGACAATAACAGCTAATCTTTACGACACAATAACCGGAGTAGAACAGACGACTGGCGAAGGTGCTGGAATTACTGTTTATTGCAATATCCATAACGGAACCGACCTAAACGAGACGCTGCCGAGATTAGAATCAGGCAAGGATATTTTTGTTGGAACGTCGGTATATGACAATTCAGGAACACCGGAAACGCGATGGTATTGTACGGGCATTCCGTTCCAAGGCTCGGAGGACTGTGTTTGCTCATGACAGTAACGGCTCAATACAACTCAAGTACAGCAAAGGCTTCGTACAATTCAAGTACAAACAAACAACAGGTGGTGGTAGCCTCGATAGACCCTTGTACGCTTTGCGTGTCAAACTCGCCTGACCAAGTAAGTGTTACTCTTAGTGGATTTTCAGTTTCGTGCTGTGCTGGCACTGGAGGCGATTCTGGCAAATCTCGAATATGGGACACAGACATCGAAAGCATTGTCAATGATACGCATATTTTAGATCACATAGCTAGCTGTCATTGGCAAAAGACCATCGGCATAGATGTAGACATATTAGATTATGCGGCATCTTCGGGTTGTTCAGGGACACCGACACTACTCAATTACACGAGCTTAATAGTAGAATACTTCCTTATAGAGTACGGCTCACCTCCTGATGTTGGCTGTTCAGCTACCGTTCGTGTTTACGCAACTGGCGATAGTGTTACGGCAGACACGCTTGTCTTTGCCAGAAACATTGATGATACCAACTGTGGTGTTGTGCTTGGTACTAACTGTATGCCTAAAGATACTTTAACCCCTGCTAGTGGCTGTGACTATACCGATGCAGTGAAAGTAACTGGCGGAACAATTGCAATGGCGGTGGTATAATGAGTTGCTGCGGAAAAACGATACAAAAAGGAAAGAATATAGTTCAAGGTTACACAGCTTTAGTAACCGGCAAGAAATACGAGTTTACGGACGGCAGGATAAGAGTATGTCGGAAGTGTGAAGATAATTATTGGATTAAAAAGACGCTTTGGTGTTCGATATGTAAATGTTTCATACCGGCCAAGGCGCGAGTTAAAGACGAAAAATGCCCAGAAAACAAATGGGATAAATAAGGAGTAATGACATGGCAATAAATCAATGGCTGGGAACAGCGTCAGCAGTAGCACAGGTCGATACATACACGCCGGGCGGAACAATCGAAGCCGACGACCTGTTTATATTGACAATTACGGGATGGGACGGAAGTTCGCTTGCGGTCAGTGCGGCGGCTGGCGGAACGGCTGCAACCGACGTAGTTACGGCCTTGCGGGCGGCGTGGGACGTACAGAAGGCTATATCAGGGTCACTAGCCGAGAATATCACAGCAACCGGAACGGGAACCATTATTCTCACCGCAGACACAGCAGGCGTAGCGTTCAAGGTCACTCAGTCAACGACAGAGGCCGGAGGCGGGGCGGCTGATGATCAAACATTCAGCAAGGCGTCCACAACGGCCAACGGTGGGCCGAACGACTGGCAAGACACCAACAACTGGACATTAAACGTACCTGGCGAGAACGGAGCAAGCGAAAATACGGTAATTTCTGATTCGACCGTTGATATTCTTTACGGGCTTGATAACACAGGGGCTTCCGATCCGCTCTTATCGCTTAAGACGAAAATGACTTACACCGGAAAGATAGGGCATGACGAAGAGGCCGGATTCGAGGGTGCGTACCTGCAGGTAGAAACGGCGGCACTTTTCATCGGCGAAGACTTCGATAATTCAAGAGCGGCAGGGTCGAGCCGGACAAAGATTGACGTCGGCAGTACAGTTGCGTGTGCGATTACAGGGTACAATGCAAGCAATAGTACCGATACGAATAAACCCGCCTGCCGATTGAAGGGTAATAAATCAGACCATATCATAAGAGACCTCAGAAAAGGCACATACGGGCTTTGCTTCCTTGATAGCGAGACAGGGCAGGTTGACAGCGTATTCCAGTCTCACGCGGGGAATATAGCGTCTGACAGCCAATTAACGATAGGTCAAGGTGTTGTCGTAGCGACGATTGAAGCAATAGGCGGATTAACTACCGTAAAACAGCTAACTGGTCAAACTGTAACCACTATAACAAATGGGGGTGGTACGCTGCTAACAATCGGAGCAGGGGCTATAACAACCCTGAATATTGAAGGTGGAACAGTAACGCCAGCGTCTACGGGGATAATTACTACATGCAACGCTACAGGCGGAGAGACAGACTTTACAGCATCGGCAGAACCAAGAACAGTAACGACATTAAAGGTCGGCGGTGGTGCGACATTCAAAATCAACGAAGACGTTGTGACATTAACGAATAAAATTCAGGCATTTGAGGGAGGTCGGCTACAATATAGAGTTTCTGATGTCTAACATTTTCTCTCCTCCGAAGCCCCGCCGCTGGACAAGTCTGGCGTCGGGGTATTTATCAATGAAGATGCTTTCTGCACACCGGACAGTACGCCTTATTGTCTTTTGTGAATACCCAGCCAGAGCCTTTCATTTCGTGTCTATACTGTGCGATAGTTATTACGCCCTTTTCTGCCGAACTAGCCTCTTTATCTACGGTTTCGCAATCGGCTTCGTTCCCATCGCAGTACAATATGTTACTTTCTGAAATCCCATCACTTCCCCTCTCTTTCTTCCGCATTAAGCTTGCATTGGGCGGAGGCAATTAAGATATGTCTTTGCTTGCACTGCAAATGGGCAAAAGCCCCTGTTATGCTATCGGCCTCAAGTACGGCTATTATTGCGTCGTGCCACGTTTCTTCTCCGTACAATTCAATAGACAGAACCATGAACTTCATAGCCACGTTCCAGTCGTCGAGGGGGATGGGTGGACTGCACCTGTCACTGTAACCGCTTCTAAGTGGCTCAAACCTGAAACACTTAGAGCAATGATGCTCGGGGAAGAATCCTGTAATTACATGTTTCCCGTCACCCAACACTTCGCCCAGCATCCGGCTCAGTTCCGGACCCTTGGCCTGTAAGAGTTTATCTTTCATTGTGTTCTCCATTAAAATTTAGCTCCGCCCGGATCGCGACTACTGGTTGTACCGGACGGAGCTATGTCAGACTTATTCTGGTTCAACTACCATTTCGTATTGATTTAAGAACGGGTTAAACTTTAGCTTGATATTTGACGGGACGCCTTCGTACTTGCCTACTTCAAATACTTTCGGGTCGTCATGCAAGGATTCAAACCCAGAGTTCATCAGGAAAGTATTGATCTGTAACCTATGCCCGACCTCGGTATCTTCACGGATCACTTGCTTACACCCCGTAAGCAAGGTCAGCACAGATATGACGGCTATTAGTGGGATTTTCATTTCACACCTCGGAAAAGAACATGGGTCGGAGTGAGGACTTCGTAAGGCCCCATTATTGGATAGTGTAATTGCTGTACGTCGCCACTTTCAAGTTTATAAAGCCGCACCGAAGCCGAGGTGCAGCCATCCTCATACTTGAACCCCTCGAAGTTCAAGCTGTCGCTGGCTTCGTACAGGGCTAATGTTCGGTTGTTGTAGCGGCACTCAAAGAAGCCCATATCGTTCCGCTTTACCTCGCACTCCACTACCTTATCATCAGGTTCTTGGTAGTCGGGGCGGAGCCTATATATTTCGTACTCCCAACCCTGTTTCGGGTTCGCCTTGTCCCATGTGCCATCAGACAATAAAAAGATAAAGTCTTCTTTCTTCATAGACTCCATCGCCCGTCTAAGTTTGCCGTCCATACCTCTAAGTGTCGCTAAGTTGCTCTTTAATTCCTGTATTAGTTCTTTGTCTGTCATTATGTCATTCCTTTATTAAGATTAGTCTCTATTAGCTTCTGCGATTACATTGTCTATATCTTGCTGGGTTGGATTATTGATGTCTTTTTGGTTATCAAAATAATATCGTATCATGTAATGCGTCTGGTCTGGAAGCTGTTCGTGCGGTGGGATTGAAGTGTATCCATACATAATAGAAGTACAGTCATCTACATGGGGCCGAGACGAATGATACTCGTCTTCCACTATAAATATATCCGGCCATACAACCATCACTAATAGCCCTACAGTTTCATTACACCAGTTCCGCTCATTGCTTGGATTCCACCATCTGCGCTTGCTTATGAAGCTAAGAGAGACGCCTGCTATGTCGTACTTAATGGCGTCGGGGCCGTAGTAGCAGCCTATAAAGTCGGGTCGCATTCTTAGTTCTGCGTAATCCTTAGCCTGTATGTCAGCCATCTCACAAGCCTTAGCGAACAGTCTCGCCTCTTGCTCGGCAGTGACAGGGATAAGAATAGTTGACCAGCGGTAAGCGTGAGTGTATTGAATCATCTTGAACCGCGCACAGTTACAGCCGTCAGCCTTAGTCGCTGAGAAGCTGATAGAGCCGTATCTGTCGCTGAATTGTAGTTCCATATGTACAAGCTTCGACCTAAGCCTGATAGCCTTCTCTGTCCATGTCAGCTTGTCGCCGTAAAGGAGCTTCATGGTGGAGTTGACGCTTCGTATCCTTATGCATTTGGTTTCTTCGCTCATTTCTTATCCTTTCTAAAGCAGGGGAATATCTCTTCAATATCCCGCACAGTAAATTTCTTTTCCAGCTTACCCCTTCCGCAGACGCAGTAGCCATTGCCTATCTTGGGGTAGGTTAGTTTGCATTCAGGGCAGATGTAGTCGTTGTCTGGCATTTTATCTCCCTTAAGGGTTTTCGTTTATCTCTATGTCTCGTATAACCTTGCAGCCTGGGCAAACATGAGCGATAGCGTGCATTTCTACGAAAACGGTTTCCGCTACCTCTCCGCCGATCATTACTGGCTCGCTTACATCAGCGGTGTACGGCTCTTGATCTGGTTCTACTTCCATTTCGTAAGGGTGAATGCTCGTCAAGAACAGTTTATGTCCACAATCCTTACATGTCATTGCTTCGGTTTTCTTTACGCCTTCAATATTGTCTGCAAGTCGGAGTAGTTTCTTAGCGGTATGCCGGGCCTGAGACGGGCTAAGGTCAACCCCTTCGCCGGAAGTATCGAAGCTTACGCCGTTGCCGTACTGCCAAACAGTAAGGCCGGAGGTTCCATGTTTGTATTTCAGGAACCGAGCGTTATCTAGTGTTCTTCTTGCCATTATTCTTTCCTTTAAAATTAAACACTTCCGTTAGGTATACCAGCAGCCGTCAAAGCTTGGTCGAGAATGTAAACGTCTGGGCTATCCCACAGCAATTTACCTTCCTCGTATTTTTCGTCTTCAAAGTCAGCACCAGCAGGCGAATCGGCTTCTATCCCTTCGGGAGGTGGACCCCACCATTGCAGGTATGTATTATCATTGTCTACCATTAAAGTCCAGCCTTCTAATTCGCCAGATTTAAACGCCTCTGATAATTCTTGAATGTTTTTGTACTTTGCCATCTTTCTTTCCTTTCTTGCGTTTCTTCTTTCTCTCATCAACAATCTTATTCCATTCTATACATTGTTCAATGCTCTTGCTTACTTTTTCGATGTCATAGGGTTGCTGGTTCATACGTCAAATAAATGCTTAATCTCGTTTAGGTACTCTTTGTCAGCTTCCCATATAACCCTGCTCACATGCTTGCTAAGACGCTCGGCAGTCCTAGCCTGCTTACCGTATATCTTCTTCTGGAACACCAGCACAAGGGGCGTGTCGTACTGCTCAGTGTACTTGCGCATTTTAGTGGCGTCCTTGGTCTGTAGCCAGCCCTTTGTCTCTTCAAACTCCATGTAGTCGCCTTGGTACTCGATCTTGAAGTCTGGCGTGTAATCTTTGTACTTAACCCTGCCTTTATGGTCGGTGTATTCTATCTCAAGGGTCTCCTCTTCGTAATACCACGCTTCGATATATCCCTCCTCTAATCTAACCTGACACCAAACAGCCCAGTGATATTCAAATATAGACCTGAAGGTATATTCTTTGCCGTCGATCCCTATCGTTACTCTTCTGACATGGCCGAAATTAGACATTATTAAGCCTCGCAAATTCACCCCTTACTTCTTTTATTGCGGCATCTCCTCGTGTGAGTTCAATCTGTTTCATAATTCTATTCCTTGTAATAGTCCTTGATATAGTTGGATGGCAGGCGGGTCAAGGTGTCCCGCTTTTCGGTAATGAACCTAGCCATACATACTATACACTATGACGGTATATTTGTCAAGCTAATTACCTTGCTCCTTCTTAAACTGCTCAATCAGTTGACTTCTGTGGCTATTAGGTAGTAACTTTAGGCTCAGCCCATGAGATGTTATGTTAGTTATCTTAAAGTCGCTTCCCTTCAGTGCCACTTCTTCGTTTATCTCAAACACGCCACTTTTCTTTAGCGAAACAAACGCACCACGAATATGCCCAAACAAAGCATCCTTTTGTTCAGTGTCGATTCTTTCAAAACTGCCATTGCCTGTGTCCATCTTTCTTTCCTTTCTACTTAGTTATAATTATCCCAAAAGCGGGGTTACGTTCTCTATCTCGCCATTGTCCATGCGGAGCTGGCAGTATTCTGCCCAATGGTATTCAAAGATGGAGCGGAAGTTGCATTCTTGCCCGTTCATTATCTTAGTGTGTCGCTTTACGTGTCCGAAGTCAGCCATTACTGCTCCTTTGGTTCTGAGGTTGCACATCGCCTTGAACAAGGCTGGCCGTAATTCTTATTACTCTTACTATCGCACAGTGTGTTTCTATGCCCCTCTACTTGCCACTTGCACTCATGCAGGAATGGGGTTATCTTTTCTGTGTCAGAGGAAGGGAGGTGGATTGGTTTCCAGTGGGTAGGCTTCATGTCATGTCTCACGTAAAGATCCCACTTCGCTCCGCTACGCGTCCTCCAGAAGCCGACATCCCAATCCGTGCCATCAGTAACCATGACATTCTCTGACCGCCACGGAACTGACGATTCCTTTTCTTCCGGCAACCTATCCTCGACGCTTACCCATTCATGCTCTGCAAGCTGTCCTTCAAGTTCGTCTACCCGGGCCTGTAGTGTCACTAACTCGACTTCAACTTCAAAATGAGACAAGTCGTGATTTCCGCATTTATCGCAACCGTGGTTTATATCGCCAACAACCAACGCGCCGCACCGATTACACCATGAATAAATCTGTTTTGTAGTACTCATTCTATCTTTCCTTTCTCTATAACTTCGCCTTCTGTCATGTGATTCCACCCCCCTATTAAGCGAGTGTCTCTTATTTGATCGTTAATAATCCAGCCAGCCATATCTTGACACCATTGTATCGGGCCGCGTATTTTCCTCTTAGAGCCTTGCTGTACCCATGAGCCTTCCCACCAGTCCCCCTCATACATATCTACCCCGTTCTTATCCTGCAAGCCTGTCCATTGCAACTTGTCTGTGATTTCGTGGTCATCAAACGCCCCTCCGCACTCACAGAAGTTATTAGACTCGTTCGTGCAATTGCCGTCGCAGGCATACTTTTCTGTAAGATCGACACGTATGCGGTCGTCCATGTCGTATTCCATTATCTCGTCCAGAGTGTACGCCCGAGTGGTTACTTTCCGACCTTCTTTATTTTCTAAAACGAATTTATACTTGCTATCCATTGTCTTTACTCCTATAGTCCTTCCGGGGGGAAGGGGGTTAGTGATTGGCTTCTATTTCATAGTCGGGGTTCTTTTCACAGGCAGCAAGCACCTTTTTAAGCCATTGCAAGAAAACTGTATAATCGCCCCAGCCGTTTTTCGGATTAAAAGCCTTGAATCTGACAGAATCAGCTTCCATTGCCTTAATGCCAGCTTCAAGCACCGGGATTATCTGCCCAGCTGTCTGGTATCCGTTCTCTTCTGGTCGCCATAAGCAGTCGTAAATACCAGCTTCATCTGCCATAGCTGTCATGTTGTGAGTCATATTAAAGGTTTCGTAGTCGCAATGCTTGCACTCGCTACACGTTTTAATTATCGTTAAATCTAAACTCATTATATCACCTTAAAAGAAATACCCGCAACCAACGTAATACTCGGCCAAGAGATTAGACAGGAGGTGCCTTGTCGGTTGCGGGAAAGTTCAAAATTTCGTAATCTCTTGGCCATATAATTAACTATACCCTATAAAGTTATGCTTGTCAAGTTTTGGTTTCTTTTTTCTTCACCACCAGTAAAGGACACGTCCTGTCCCTATACGCCCTCACCTCTTCAAGAAGCTTATTTCCTATTTGATGCTTATTTGATGGAATTGTTACATTCGGTGTAGCATCGGCCTTTTCAGGCTCTAAAGCGGGTTTTCTTATTTGACGGTCATTTGATGGACCGATTAGTTTTTCTACTTCGTTCTGCATTCTTTGCACCTATATTCCTTAATCCTACCATTCATAGTATATTTATGCCCTTGTTGGTACGCTTTACCGCAATCAACGCAAGCCTTAGAGCCGATCTTCTTTTCAAGCACATCTTTCCAGCACCCAGCATTAAGCCATGTAGCAGGATGTTTGACGTGCTTCAGTTCTTTGTCTGTGACGTACTCAGCGTACGCCTGAGCCTGTTTGATAGCAAGTTGGTAGTGCTGAGGGGGTAACTTGTCTTCGTCCCTCCACGCCCGCCACGCTGCGTCCTGCGCTTTCTTATTCGGGTACACTTCCCAGAACTCTTTGAACTCGGCACTGTATTCGGGGCTGGCTTTGACACGGCGAACCTTGCCTGTACTGCCATCCCCGCAACCCAGAGTGGTCTTGTTCTTGTGTATCCACTGAGGATGACGCCTGCACCAGCCATCGCACGGCCTGTCGCCGACGTCGTGGGGCTGGGAGTGGAACCATTTGCACTGCTCACAGGTCATTTACGTTTCTTTGTTTCTTCCAGAAGCTTTTGCAGTTTTGTGATGTCTCGCCGTATTTCGGCACAGTCATAGATGTATTTTTCCTCGCCGTGAGGTACTACCCTCTTGCAGTTACCGCACAAATGCCCCGTAACCGTCACGACAGTCTCTTTGTTCCAGACTCCGTCAGACATATCCGTTACTCCAATCCGTTGAAGCTTCTTACTGTTGCATGAAGGGCAAATTTTATAATAGTAGTTTGCTGTATCTATCTTGCTCATATCTATTCCTTTCTGTTAAATGCCCCCTACCCGCTGTCAAGGACGGGCAGGGGTGTGGTTGCATAATACCTTGACGCCATTATTAACTGAGAAAACTCCTATCGGCGTCGCTTCGTTAGTAATTATGCAGTGGAGTATTTATAGGACTTCTGGCAACTTATTGCCGTCTTTCCTTGCCCATCTAAGACATCTCACGTGCTTGCCTTCACGGTATGAGTTCCATGCTGTAATGGCTAGGCCAAGCCTTTCTGCTTTTGGTATCTTAACCCTTGCATAAGAGTCGGCTATCAACCTGTCTCGTAGCAATTTAACTGGGTCGCCAGCTTTGAATCCAATGCCGGTCTTGAGCGGTGTGAAGAAGCCCTGGGCATCTGCCTGACTCTTATCGGAAAATATATAATACAAAAACGAAGACTGCCCAACAGACATCAGACCTTTAAGTTTGCGTCCCCATTTAATACTTTCAAGGAATCTATCCTTGTCGCTTTCAAGTAACCCTATCAGGTCTTGTACGGCGGGTACGACACGGCCCCCAGAAGATATACCCCTGCTGTAATACCATACATTTCGGAGCATTGTCGCTAGGGCGGTTGTGTTCTGATACCCGTCAATAGCTAAGACATCTCTCATGCCTCTTGTCTTGTTCTGGAGGTCTATAGAATAGTAAGCCTCCGGCCTGACGCCTGTTACCAAGAGAGTTGTGATTGCCATGCCGCTCTCGATCACGGCCAGTAATCTGTGCTGCCCATCTATGACCATGTTATCGGTGTCTATCACGATGGTGTCGCCGTTCAAGTCTTGCCAGTTCCCGCCACTCATAATCCTCGCCAGATTTGCGACATGCCTTTCGTTCCTTCGCCTCATTTGGCTTTCATGTTCGGTGCTGAGAAGCTTCTTTGCGTACTCAGCGGTGATGTTCACGATTTTCGTTGTTACTTTACTCATCTTTCTTTCCTTTCTGAAATGTATTAAACGCCCCCGACCTACACAGCCGGGGGCCACAGCAAGAGTTGATCTTTGGGCCAGATAAACCTAAGACAATCTCAATCTTTACACGTTTCTACCCGATTAACGGGTATTGAAAAGTATATTCTTGCTGCTTATTTCTTTTCTGCTTGTATAGCATCGTAAACCTCTTTGCGGTGTACTTCGATGCTTCTTGGCGCTCTTATTCCCAGCTTTACATTATCGCCTTTTACGTCGCAGATAACAATTTCTACGTCGTCGCCGACCATGATTGACTCATCTTTCTGCCTGCTTAGTACTAACATTCTTGATTCCTTTCGTTAAAGTTGTTTCTTCCAATCTTTTGTCGGGTCTGGGATGTAGACATAGTTAGCCATCATGTCTGCCGCCCGTTTAAAGAAGTCGGTTGCTTCTTTCGTATTCATCTTGCTTAGAGTTATCTCTTTGCCAAGTCCGTTGTAGGTCGGTGCTACTGTATATAAAACCTTCTTTATGAAGTCGGTAGTGGCCTCTACGCCTTTGGGTATATCCTTGTCTTTCAGGTACTTAATAAGCCCGTCCACGCCGTCCTGTCGAACTTCGTTGGCTTCGTATTCGATCTTAGTTATCATATTGCCAAAGATATTGCCAAGCTGCTTCTGACTCTTAGGCTTGCGTTTCTTTTTAATCTCTACGGCTTGCCCACGTTTACCAGCGAGTAGCATCTGTTCGACTTCTGCCAGTATCTCAGGGATAGGCTTTGGGTATGTAGCTTGGCCGTTTATTTCTGATATTACTTGATAGGTGCTCACTACTCCACCTCCGCCCGAACAGCCGCTATCTCGGCCTGTAGGACGCGTAGGGACTCTTTAAGCTCGGCAAAGGTAGTTTCTTCCCCGTCAAGCATTTGCCACGGCCCTTTTGTATATTCACTCATAACATACTCCTTTAAGGTTATACTTCATCACCGAGCAGGCGGTTACGTGTCCCCGCTCAAAGCGAAGTCCGCCTGCCCGATGAGTTAGGTTAGAAGTCTATGTCGTCCGTAGGCAGGTTGTTGCGTTGTTCAAAAGACTGCTCTTGTGGGGCTTGTTGACTTTTCTGCTGGTCTGGTTTCCATGTATCAAGCTCCATGTAAGGGTCGTTAGTACCCTTTTTCTTCTTTACGTCAAAGTTGACCCAGCCGTTGCTTTCATGTTGCTGGATAAATGGAATAAAATCTTCAAGTTTAACACTGATCTTGCCTATTACAAAATCAGGTGCTTTCGGGTGACGCTTAATAAACATTCCTTTTGGGAAAATCGAATCTGACATTTTACTGCTCCTTTACATAAATGTTATCTGGACTTTTCTTCATTACGTGTTCTGCTGCTAAAACTACTTTCTGTTTTGATGATGGATACTTGCCTTTGTCTGCGAGGAACCAATTAGCAAGCCTGTGACGGTCAATAAGCGGGTCTTTTAGTTCTACTATTATCAGGTCGATGCACTCCCATTCAAGCTCTGTTGGAGGTTCGATGAATACTTTTTTGTTGCTTCCGTTACCGTCGTTATCCGGCGTTGGGATATTCCAAATCATACACATCAAGTACCTGCGACCATAAGAAATCGACGACGCCTTACCGTGAATCTTTGTCTTATTGACAGAGCCTTTAATTCCCTTGTCGTCCAAGGCTAGATCGTGATGATATGATCGTTCGTGTCCGTCTTTATGTAGAACGTCGGCACAAATCCTTATATCTCCATCGGTATCAGCCTTGCCTTCAGAGAAGACCACAGAGAATCCATGTTTAGTATAGATGGGCTTTGCCACTTCAATGACATCGTCGAGAGTAGCATACATACTGTTTGTTTGGTCGTTCTTTTTGGTCTTAGAAACGCCTTCTATGTCTGACTGGACTACGGATATAGCAGTAAAGAATGCCTTTTTCGCCTCGTTAGCCTCATATCTCTCGCCTATCTCTTGAAGTTTTGCCATCTTGTCAACGTCAATATCAAGCCCGGCCTGCATCATCTGCGCAAGTTGGAGCATCGGCGGTGCATCTTGCGATATTTGCATCTGCTGTATTTCTGCTGGCTGGTCGTCTATTACCTGTATTTCGTTTTCCATTGTTAATCCTTAGAATTTATTGTTTATCATTTTATCCATTAACGCAACCATCTCATCGACGAATTTATTTACCTTATTTTCTATTATCTCTATTTCTTTTTCGTCTCGCTCTACCCTTAGCCTCCATAGCACTTGGTCTTTCCATGACGGGTCAAACGATACGATGTCGCACCATTTACGGCCTGTTACCCAAAGTTGCCCGTATACTTGTTCCTTGTAGTCCACAGGCAATACGTCTTCGTCAATATATCCGATGTGCGTAGGAGTAATAGGGCATTTAATTTCCACTAACCCATCATCGCCAATAAGCCCATCAGGACTAACTCCGATATACTTGCTGTATTCCACGAAGCCAACCTGCCTGACTTCGTAGCCAAAAAGGTCTGCGTAGTAATCGCGAGCAGAGTCTTCAAGGTCGCTGCCGTCTTGCATTGCACTACTTTTAAAAGACTCTCTACGTGTTCCTTTTCTGGCTTCTTCGACAAGCCCGTACATGAGCCTTTTTCTACCTTTTGTGCTGGGAGAACTCTTTGCTATCTTGAATTTACTGGCTGTTACATGGCCAAGCCGAGCAGCAAACCATTCGTCGCTTCCCTGTTCCATTGTATGTATTATTGGGTATTTCATTAGTATTCCTCAATCCCTTGTACCTGTACGCCGGTAAGATGGCAGCTAAGGCCCATTATGCTTATGTCCGACCCAGACAGGGCTTCGATCAGCTTTTCGCACTGAGCGTCAACCTCGTCTGTCTCGTCGCCTGTGGCGTGGTCGTAGTCGCCGAAATCCTGCGTGGCTATGATTATGATTGATATTCGTCGCTGGCTCATTGCTTGGCCTGCTTCCGTTTTAGAGTAGCGAGTTTCTTGCGATGGCTCATAGTAAATTCCTCGTACTCTTCCAAGGTAAAATGAGTACAAGCGTTTTCGCCACTTTTGCTGCATTTTATTCGCATGTAAACAATATCATCCGGTTCGATAGATTGACCGACCGTAACAGTACCCCTTGTAGGTTTTGCACCTGTGGTATCTACAGTAAACTTCTCCACGTCCTCCATTGAGGCTTTGAGGTCGCCGGCGAAGTTAAGTATTTCTTTGCTATTATCTATGAAGTGGCTATCCGTGAGCGTAGATATTCTATTATTAACAGTCAATTTCTCGTCCGTCCAGAACGTCTGGCCGTGAATATGCGCCCAATTTTGATCGCAGACGCATCCATAATCCCCATGCCTCAGCTTCGGCTTCCGGCTCTCTGCAAGCTTCTCTTTCAGTTCGGCTAATTCCTGAACAAGCCTGTCGGCATTAGCCTGATTAGACTCTTGTTCTACCTTGTTCTGGCCCTGCTTAATCTGGTTCTCGGCCATCTTCTGTACAATATCTGACTCTTTCATGCTTATCTCCTTAACTACTAATTTACTACTAATTTCATTTATTTTAGTTTATGGCGACCCCGACCCATTGAGGAGGGAGAGGAAGGAAGGCCGGAGCCGCCTATTTGGAGTTGCTTATTTAGTTTTAAATAGCCGCCTGCCGCCTTTCGGAGACAGGGGCTTTGGTTACTCGGTTACCGGTTCTAATGCGAAGCAAGGGAAACCCCACCAATCATCCTTGCCTTCGGTGAAGAGGCCGATATGGGTTTTCCTTATGTGGCGAATTTCATAAACACCGCCTTGCATGGACTTTTTAACTGAGTTGCCGTCCCATGCCATGCTACCATACCCGTCTTCGCAATCCTTAAACTTCCGCACTACCTCAACCTTACTCCCAACCTTCCACCCATAATGCTTCACGGCTTGTGCCTGCCGCTCTGGGTATGTGCCGGTGAAGGTGGGCTTGGAGAAGTAGGCTTTGGCGATAGTCATAGCCGCTATAGCACTGCTGACATCTTTCATTGTGTCAACAAAACCGACTTTCCTTGTGATGGTACAATTACGCAGATCAGGGTCATCGACGTAAAAACAGTCTATCGAGCCATTTTCTACCATTAAACCAGCCGATAAGTGCCTGTAAACAATGCCTTTTAAAGCTTTGTCTTTATACTCAAACTCCACAACATCGCCCGCCGCATGCTCGTACTGGGCAGGGGCGAGGGCAGACTCATGGAACCACCATTCGTCGTCAAGATAGATATAATTTTCGCCGCCATCTACCTCGGTCTGCGTGACTTTGTAAGTGTTCCCGATCCATGAATCCATCTCATCCGTCCATGAGTCATCAAGGTTCACCCTCTCAACCACCACAACCTCATCGCCAACCTTAAAGGGGCTAGAGGCAACTTCTGGCGAAGGGTACGGGGTCGAAGTCTGGACGCTCTGATCGGACAGGTGATTCGTCTGCCCTGCTTCTAGTTGCCGGGAAAAGGGCGGGTGTCCCACCTTACGTTAGACATGTCAATCTTAGCGTCTTTCTTAACTTCTGTCATGGCGTCGAACAGAGCCAGTTCTCTCGTAGCACCCTTGAATAGCTTCTCGTTAAGAATGACATTCTCTTCATCCTCAATGAGTATGTTCGTGCCTTTGTGGGCTTTCTGTACTACCTCAATTGCGGTGATCTTGTAATTCCTGATTGCCCTTACTGCTGCATACGTTGGTTCACTCATGTTACTATACTCCTATAAAATGGTTTATGGGCTTATGCCCGTTCAATTACTGTCCTAAAGGGTGTCTCAAGCGATGAAGCCGGAGACACCTGTATCTACTATCATTAAATGTATATATTCAAAGTTATTTTAGCGTTGGCCGCTACCCTTGCAACCCGTTCAGCCGTAACCGCTTGGCTCCTGTCGAGGCGTTAGCGATTCTGTATGGCCGAGACTTGGAACGTCCAAGCGAGGCGATATGTAAAACTTAATTTCAAAATAATAAAAGGCCATTCCCTTCATAGGGATAGTTCCTTTGCTTGCTGTAGAATTTCGTCGATCAACTTAATATTAACCTGATAACTGTCGTCGTCGTAGCCTGCCTCCCTGACAACAATAACCCCCTCGGCGTCTGCATATATATCACTGCTGAGTAGCTCGCCAACTAGGGGTAATAAGCCCTCAAGCAACTCTGCCTGAGCTTTAAGGTCTCGGTAGGCATAACCCTGTAAATAGCCACAGTCGCACTCGTGACGGGCCGGATCAGCACCTCCACATGACGGCAAGTGTCCATGTCTATGTTGTTCTAATTCGGCCACCTGAGCTTTAAGCTTGGCGTGGGCGTTACAGGCTTCGACTATGAAGGCGGCGTTAGCTTTCATTTCGCCATCTTCTTTGCCTCTCCCTTCGGGGATACAGACCACACGACCTTCTGCGGTAGCATGTGAGTCATTGTCCTCGCTTAAGTCTTTATCGAAAACAATAAAGGCATGAGGGAAATGATAGTTATTAAGTCGCCACGGTAATTTACTATGTTCTGTCATTCTTCTATTCTCCTTATATCAACCCGTTAGGGGGGTTAGTCTTTTGCGGCCAGTCTTTTTGCTCGTTCAGCACCAAAACGCTTTTCCCGCTCAACAACACTTTCCTTATGGATGCACTCATCGCAGGTCGCTCCGGGCAAGCAGCCAACGCAACCGCTTCCATCTGATTTATCAATCTTTTCCATGCCTATTCTCCTTAAAGCCCGAAGGTTAGCATTTCTCTTGCTTGCGGGCGTCGTAGGTGCGACTTATGTTGCCAAATCGCATTGCAGCAAACTCCTTAATTGTTATATCTCTATTATCAGCCACCCTATGAGACCCGTTAGCCCAACAGCCGGACGATAAGCTCACAAACATTACTTTGGCTTGGGCTGAATCGGCAAAAGTAAGTATCCATTCCATTTCTTCATTGGGCTTTTTAAACCTATCCCCAATAGAATAAGTAGCCTCGCTGTCGGCGATCTGCCGCTTGAGGTTGGCTATCTTGGCTAAAGCACCGGATATATACGTATCCATATCAGCCTTGATAGCTTTGTATCCGCCAATAGCTGCTTCAAATGTTTCTATCTGCTTTTTTAAATCGTCCATCGTTCATTTCCTTTATAAAGTATTATAGTTAGCCTGCAACCCTGTAGAAATCAAACTTGTCCGGGAACAACTGATAGTACCTCGGCTTCGTCCCTGACTTCGGCAAGGGCATCCATTTAATCTCGCAGTCATACCATTCATAAGGCTGTCGCAGATCGCCCTCACACTCGATTAAGCCATTTTCGATGCAGTGAGCTACTACTGTAAAGGTAGCCAGAGTAACCTTGCCATTGACCTTGATCGTGACAGGTTTGCCGTTGAGCCGACACGCGTTGAATTTATCACCTTGTTTGTACATTTGGTTGCTCCGTTAAATATTGCTTACAGGTAAATAATACCCAACGTATTGAATATCTGCAAACGAAAAACACTCAATAGCACAATATTGAATATTTTACGGCAATGTTAGCAGGATAGGGTTAAGAATCCGCAATTAACTCGTTAATATCACCCATGCTTAACTATTAAGTATTACTTAACAGATGGATTTGCTAAAACTTTATTACCCGCCCTTGACTTTGGCAAAGAATAGTGTATAGTATAAGAAGTAGAGTACGCCAAATGTATTCCATTCAGAAGGTTTCCGGCAGTAGCGGAGCCGTGCACGGACGTGAAGATCGGATTAAATAATTGGGGTTAGCCTTCCTGAGTGGATGTAGAAAGCGAAACAGTGAAATACGGTCAAAAATGTGTGTTTAAAGAATCAACCGCCTGTGAGGTTCTGACCGTTCCTTGCCGGTGGTTTTTTTAATGAAAGAGGTGTAAGTAATGAGTGAAGGCAAAAAAGGCGTCTATAGATTCTTTTGGGATTACGGAAGGCAGGGCGAAGTTGAAGGAGTTTTTATCGCCACTTCTGATGAAATCGAGGAGATTACAGGCAAGGAAGTCTATCTAGGAGAAATATTAGGGAAGCATTCCGAGGTAGTCAATACGGTCGATGCAGATGACATAAAGCTATTGTCGGATGATCCTGCTGTGGTTGAAGTAGTTGAAAAACACAAGTTATCGTCAGGATTAAATCCGCTCGGTTACTATTACGACCAGAAAGACGAATAGCCCCCACCCCAAGCTAATAAGAAACAGATACAGGGCAGTGGCGTGAGCCTGGAATCGCAGGAGGCTAACCTTGGGCCAGCAAAGCCTATTGGCGACAAGCCAATCCTGCCTGCCCTGTGTTTTATATTAAGGAGTAAAGAAGATGGGCGTAGAACGAGTAGATTACTATTCAGACGACGAATACGAGCAAGCCCTTGAGTACGAAGCTCAATCATGGGATGAACAGGAGCAAGAACCTGATATTGTCCCATGTTTCAAGTGTGGATGCCAAATGTACCAAGAGTCGAGCGTGCCGGAAGGCAATATTTGCGGTGACTGTGAATAATTTTTCCCCATTCTCCCATTTTTTCCAAAATAAAACTTGACTTCTTGAAAATAGTTGGTATAGTTTATGATGTTATGAATAACCTTGAGATACATTTGAATACGAATTTACGAAATTGCCAAGTCGGTGAGGTTTCTCTCAAGGTTTCCCCGCTACTTGGCTTTTCTTTTGGACAGAAAGAGGTAAGATTATGAACACAGTTGAATTGTTAGAAAAGATCACGCAGTTATGTAAAGACGCACAAGAAGGACAGCTCGACCCAGAAGACCTCCGAAGCAATATGGAGGATGGTTGGGGCGGCAATGGCGACGACGCCTTTTATGGCGGCTTTGCAGAAGGCAAGGCTGATTTAGGCAGTCAAATCTACAATTTGCTTGAAGACTCTCCGGTAGAAGATTAAAACACCTCCTCCAATCGGCAAAGGAACCAGCCTTCTCTACTGTTCAAGTCAGTAATGCCCTTTTATAATTTAATACGAGATAGTGGCGGAATGGTATCGCCAGAGTGTGCCGGATGCAAAAACCGGTTCGATTTAGATAGACACTGTAGCTGCTAGGGCTATACAGGTTCGACTCCTGCCTATCTCATTAAAGACAATAGATTAAGTGGAGCAAGAAAAATGGGCATCTTGAAAAGAATGCGAAATAAGTACAAAGGAACAAATTACGGCGGTACATGGCTTAAGTGGTTCAAGAGGAAAGTCAAGGGGCCGAAGCAGAATTTTAATAAATTTCCAAAATAAAGCTTGACTTCTTTAAAATAGTTGGTATATTGTAATGAGATATACCCGACAAGACTAAAATAGCTTATCAACAAAATCCACTGCGAACTGTCTTGTCGGGCAAACGTATGTGGATTTTTTAATGGGCTAAATTATGAAATACATGGGTAGTAAGAGACGGATCGCAAAGCACATAGCCCCAATCATTCAAGGGTTTATTGATTCCGGCGGTTATAAGACTTATATCGAGCCTTTTGTCGGTGGTGCTAATATGATTGAGCATATTATATGTGCCGATAAGCAAGGCTCAGACCTGAACCAATATGTTATCGCCCTTTTAATAGAGATGCAAGACGGAGATGTAGACTTTCCGTACATACCTAAAGAGGAGTACGCTGAATACAAGTCTAATCCGCACAAATACCCCCTGTCGCTTATTGGCTGGGCTGGCGTTTGCTGTAGTTATAACGGGGTCTGGTTTTCTGGTTTCGCAGGCAAGATAATTACCAAAGAGGGCAAGCGTCGCAACTACCAATCTGAGGCTGGCAGGCACATAAGGAGGCAATCTCTCAATTTACGAGATGTCGATTTTCGGTGTTGCTCATATAAGAACTGGGCCCCTAAAAACTGCGTCGTCTACTGCGATCCTCCATACCAGGATACGGCGGGGTATAAGGACGATTTTAGCCATGCCAACTTTTGGAAGTGGTGCAAGAAATACGCCGAGAGCCAATATGGCAATGTTGTTTTAGTATCTGAATATAACGCACCTGAAGGAATTGAGTGCATCTGGCAAAAAGAGATAAATTCCAGCTTAACAAAAGACACTGGTAGTAAAAAAGGTGTCGAAAAGCTGTTTTTAGTTAAATAAAAAGCAAACAGGTTAAGAAATACAAGCCTTCGCCTTTGATAACGAATATCGAAAAAAAGACTTTTCTAGAAAGTATAATAACAAAGGGTCATACGAGAGGTAATAGCTTTAAAACGATCGTGTTAAATAATACAGAAGATCGAACGTGGACTATCGCCGACCCAGCACTACCAAACGCATATTGAAACCGTGCTAAGAGATACTGGCAAGATAAACAAGAACTGCTTAAAAGAGTTAAAGACTATAACTACTGTACTATGCGTGGTTAATAAACTCGGTCTAAAGAAAGGACAGGAATATGAGCGAAGGTAATTGGTATGATGAAGGATCTGGAAGTTGTAGCTTCCATGAAAAAACAATGAAGGCTTATAACGCCTACCAGCCACCATCAATAGAGTCGATATTAAAACCAATGTATGTCGTCGGCATATGCGATGATTGCGATTGGAGCGGCGATGCAGTAGAGATATGTCCTAAATGCGGCAAGGATAACATTACATGGCTAACTCAAGAAGAAATGGATAGCTATAAGGATATTTAACCCCCAATCACTCAAACAGGAGTAATAACATGAAGATGAAAACAATCGAAGTAAATATTATAGGTAACATGGTGTCGATAAAGACAGACGACTTCTCTTTCTGTGTTGACGATCACGGCGGCGGCGTACAAGGCATGAATACCGCACAAGAGCAAGCTTTAGAGCCTAAATACAGGGAAATGGCTATGATTGCCAAAGAGATAGTAGAAAGCGGCCACAGCACGTTCAGGGAGCTTAATACGTACAGGAAAAGATAACCCCCTTAGAAGAGCAAAGGAAAGAAAGATATGAGCAAAGAACAAGACTGTGACGATTGCCCACTTGCAGGCTCAGAGAGATGCGAATGCGGTTGCCCGTTTATAAAACAAAGCCCCGGCCATAAACCGGGGCAGGTGATAGCTAGATGTCTCTGGCCTTAAGGAGGGTTTTATTGGTGAAGCAACCTTCGCATATTTCTTGATCTTCTGCTGGATCAACGCTGCAGTGGTGGCATTTTTCTTGTAATGCCTCTAAAAGGTCCTTAAACAACTTTCCCCGCTTAATATAAAGCAGGGCCAAGTCGCCGAAAAAGACGGCCTTGTTTTCTTCGACGTCGAGACGGCTCTTTTCCTTCATTATAATGGCGCGGGCCTCTTTAGGTATTCTTACTGACTTCCATTCTGTTTTGGGTTTGTTGTTCATCTTTCTGTTTCCTTAGTATTTTAATACGGTTAATATGATGTTCAGCATCTTTGCCGCTTACAAGCTGTTTAAAGTGCCATGCTATACGTTTTTCGGGTGAGGGGATCATTTGAGGGCCTCGGCTTTGGCGAGGAACATTCCGAACATACAACTCTTGCAGCCTTCTTTGCCATGTTTGCCATATTCTATTATTGAATCTGTCTCGCAACCTTCGCAGTGCTGTTCGAAGATACGAACCGCCTCATCAAACAACTTAGCTTTAGCCTTAAGGGTGTCATGTTCGGCCTTGCTGATACGAACCATAGGGACGGCAGGCTCATTTTGGTATTTACCGCAACTCTCGCATTTTTCACTTAAAAGCTGGATTGTGTTGAAGCAGTGCTTACATTTCATCGCGAAAACCTCCTTTATTGTAGTCCGGTAGCCAAATAAGCTTGGCTATTACGGCCAGTATTGATTTAAATAGGTTCATTAGACACCCCTTTCAGTAACGCGCCATACAGGGACGTAGACGGTAGTATCGGCATGTTCGTTAATTTCGCCGTCAAGTTGACTGTGTCTCTCATGGTCGTTAGCGTAATATATCTGATTACCCGACAATACACGCTCTAAGTCAATATGCTCGCCGGGGTAGCATGTTAAGGACCAGAAGATATAAAACGTCTGCCCCTCTCCAATACAAGAGAACGGCACGGCCTTGAGATTGTGCTTTTTGAGTATTTTTTCATCCATAAGTAAATCCTTTCTTAAATAAAGTTAAGCCCTATCTGGGGGCGGGAGGTTAGCTAAATAAGCACTTCAATAACAATAAAACTATCAATACAGGGATTAATACTGGTGATGCCGCCAGCAAGATCAGGAACACGGCCCCGGCTAGTCCAGTAGCTAACACACCTAAGTACGCTAATCCCAAGAGAAGTAAAGATAAGAAGCCGCCAATAGATTCGGCAATACACACAGTTACACGTTTAAATATACTCATCTTTAAATACTCCCTTAGAATAGGCCCCGAAGGGCGGTAAAAGCCCCAGCCCCCGAAGGAGCCAGGGCAGGAATTGACTCTAGCTGTTGCGGTTAGCCACAAGCATTATCGTATTAACCAGCGTGCCAGAGTCCTTAAAAGACTTCTCCGGCAGATTAACAAACTCATAGTTTGAGGCCATTTCGTCCAGCTTTCCGATGAAATCCAGTGTTTTCCTGTTTTTCCTGAACTCAACACCCGCCGACATAATACAGACAATTGTGCCGCCCGGCGCTAATAATTCAAGCATTCTGCTTGCGTGGTCGATGTCCTGTTGTTTGGAAAATGGCGGATTAGCGACAATATGGCTGTATTGGTAATGCAGGTTATAATCAAGAAAGTCGCCTTGCCATGCCGAGGAAAAGCCATCAGTAAATAGAATCTCTGCAAAAGGTGGGTGTATCTCACAAACATCAACCTTACATCCGATCTTTCGCAATTCCTTAGCAATAGCACCTTTTCCCGCCGAAGGCTCTAAAACCCTGCTTGTCGGTACTATATTGGCGTAATCAAGCATTAACTCAACTACTGCTTTGGGCGTCTCAAAGAACTGCAATTCCTTGTAAATGTCGGTGATTTCGCCAGTCTCAATGCACTGATTGAGTAAGTCGGCGGCATTGTCAATACTGAAAACATGGGCTTTCTTGCTACGGTTCCACTTGCCGCCCATCAAGGCCAGCACTTTGTTTGTGCTTACGTATAGTTTGCGGTCAAGCTGAATATCAGGCAGAAACAACAGTTTTCCGTCAACTCGGCACTGGTCAAGTATTTGCATTACATCGGTTTCGATCTTCATAATAAAGCCTTTCTGAAACAATAAAATAGTTAAGCTCCGGCAGTTGCTAACCTGCCGGGCCTTAAGCATTTAATCAGCCTTCATTGTCAGCAAGGTATTGTTTTTTTGCTGCCTGAAAGCACTTAACTACTCTTTCATCGTTCATATCCAAGTCAAGAGCTTCGATTGTATCGGCGGGATCGTAAGTGTAGCTGTATTCGTGATTACCAAGTTCGTAGATTATGGCCTCGATCAATACCGCATCTATCTTGAAAGCATTCTCTAACTCGGCAACGTGTCTGTTCATAAACTCCTGCAATGCTTTAGAGTCTGTTTTCTTGATAATACCACCACCACCAATAGAACAACATTCATCCGCTTTGGCGTCCAGCTTCGACAGTGCTTCCTCGAATTGTTCCTTTGAGAACGCAAAAGCTATTGGAAATGCTGAAAATTCGTCACTGTGTCTTTTTTTAAGTTCCTGGTAAGTTTCTTTTTGTGTGGTGTTCATTGCTTCAATTCCTTTAAATAGTTGGCATAATTGCCGTTTTTCTCTTGACATTTAATAAATAATCTGTATAATGCGGGTTAGTTAAGCAAAGTCAGACAAAATACGCTTTAAAGCTGTTTCGATATGCGAATCGTTTAGATCGGCGTCGTAAAACTTGCGATATTCCATATTAGTAGCATGAAACATAGACCAGCAAAAGGCGACAAACTGACTTTTAGTGAATTTAACGGCTTTGCGTTGCTTGACGATAACATCACGACCGTTTTGCGATATTACTAATTCGATAGACTTGCTTAGTTCATTGTATAGCTCTTTAGACATTTTCATAATAGCTCTTTCTAAATATAAATAACATTAACATTGAAACCGCTTGCCGGAATCAAACCGGCAGAATAGCCCATTAGCGGGGGAAGGTGCTAGTATTTAGTCTCTATGCCGACAATACAACCATCGGCGTATAAATCGTCAATGAAGGCTGTTATTTTATTGGCAGTCTTTTCATCGTCACAAAGAAGGATTAAGGCGTTATCATTGTTTTCGGCCTCAATGTGAACATCGTAACTTATACTACCATCGGTTAATACGTTTTCTACTACTCTTGCCTGATTGCTCATAACTAACACTCCAATAAGTAAAACAACATTAACAATACAAGTACAATATACCACAAGTGGAATAATAGTCAATAAGAAAATAAGAAAAAGAAAGACAATAGCTGTTTAGTGTCATAGATAAACAAGGCATAGGCGATAGAAGGCTAATAAATGTGATAAAAATAAAAAGATTTAATTTGACTTAGCTGTTTTGTGTGATAGACTTTAAATATGAACTATCGACTCAAGGCAGTTAAAGGGATTTGGCACATGAAACGTATTGTAATTACCCTAGTAATAATCGGCTTTCTTTCAGTATCTACCGGCCTAATCCCTGCAAAGAGCTCACTTGGCCCTTCCAAAAGCGTTCTAGGTGGAAATAAAGAGTTGACCGAGACAGTCGTTGCGCCTCCAAATGGCAGCGATGACACTTCAGTGATACAAGCCGCGCTTGACCGAAAAGGTCACGTTGTCTTGCAAACCCCCGGAACATACATAACAGATAAGCTTCTAATCGACAGTGATACATGGCTGGATATTCGAGGCGGGGTTACGATCAAGAAAATTGACGGGTCAATATCCGAGTTGCTTGTCAACAAGGGTCATATTACTGCTACTAGGAATAAGAATATCAAGATTACTGGTGGTCTTTGGGACTTAAATTACCCTAACACTACCGCACCGGGTAATTATGGATCTGATCCTCAGACGAATCCTGGAATTGGAATTTTGATGCACCGAGTTGACGGGTTTGTTATGTCAGACTTTGAGCAGGTTGGATATGAGCATAAATACACAATCCTTGTGAGCGATGGCAATAATATAAGGTTTGATGGGATATTACTCGATAATAGGTCTGACGGCATACACTTTCATCCACCTATGAACAATGTTATTGTTGAGAATATTTCCGGTTATACAGGTGATGATACCATAGCGTTTACAATGGGCGATTACGATGCTTACAATCTAAGTGATATAGGTGACATCGAAAATGTTGTCGTTAATAATGTTAATACAAATTCCAACCAAGGACATGTTAAGCTGACAGGACGAGGGGCAGGCACACAGCTTACTGTTGATATTATGGTGCAGCAGCCGGGCGTAGGTGATGTACTGACTCAGGCTACATCTAATGCTACAATGACAGTGGTAAGCAGCACGACTTCGACAATAGTAGGGACTGTCACAGGCACTTGGAACACCACCAATACGTTTACATCAAACGACACTAGCGAGACAATGGACCCAGCGACGAACACGCCGACTTTAGTTAAGCTTGGAAGTAGCGTGTTTAGGAATTTTAAAATCTCTAACATTAGCGGTGAGGCTGGAGGGGCATCCATAAACATAATCAACGATACAGTTACGGTGAGATTGACAGATACAAGAACTGAGAATGTAGTATTTTCCGGGATAGCATCATACCCGAAAGAACATACTGCTGCCGTTTTTAATATACAGAATGGCAGTGGAGACATTGCCATAGAGAATAGTATTTGGGACAGAACAAAAAGTAAAACATTTATCTTGCTACCGGCGACATATGCTGGCCAAGTAGACAGACTTGTACTTAAAAATATAACAGCGAGGGATGCGACAAACTTCGCACAGACCGGGCAAGTAATCAGCCTAAATGCAATGACTATCAAAAGTTTGATTATTGACAGTTGTAATTTTGAATTTCCAGACAACGGTTCAAATAGTTGCTATTTAGTGCAGTTCGGCAGTGGGGCTATAGAGGAACTATCAGTTGTAAATGTTTGGTTTGACGCGGATATTGGCACAATGTTCAGAGTGAGAGGCGGGACTGGCAGACCAAATATAAGAATCACAAACTCGTTCCTAAAATGTTCGCACTTCATGGACGTAGATAGGGAGGTGAGTCTGTCCACGGTCAATTCAGAATTGGGGGCTTCTACACGACTATTGCAACTGGAAAGTGGTGCTGATGTATATTTAGCTTCGACCGGAACTGTTTATGATATTAACGCACTCGTAAATTCCTCACCCGGTACTGTTCTAGTGGTACCCTCGATGTCAACAAATCCCGCATTAGGCGATACGCTGACTCAGGCGGTGTCGAATGCAACGCTGTTAGTAAAAGAGAGTACGTCAACGAGAATAACTGGCGTTGATTTAGGTACAGGCACATGGGATACCACTAATACATTCACTTCTGATGACGCCGGTGCGGTAATGGACCCGTCACCAAGTACGCCTTCGGCAGTAGAACTTCGCACCTTGCGGATAAATGGAACAGATGTAGCCTATGACAAACTATTGGCGGGGCTAAGTCCGGTGATAGGCGACTTTGTTAGGTCAAGCAATGCAAGCGAGACAGTGGGTGCAGGCGATACTGGTACATACTATTACGGAAATCCATCAGCTACTCCAGCTTGGGAAAAGGTTACAAATTAAATGAAGGCACTTAATAAAATCGCAATTGGATTTCTCTTTCTCGCGATGTCGGTCTCTACCGTATTCGCTGTTCGTCCAGTAAAAAGCATTTACACTGGAATCCCTAACGATTTTGACGCGATATTTGTCGATTGGATTCAGTTCGACCTCAACCCTGATCCCGCTGTAACTCCCGGCGAAGGGGTAGCGTATTGGAATATCGACGACGGGACTTTAAATATCGGTATGCCGGGTGGGAATGTAAATCTTCAAGTGGGCCAAGAAATGACAATCCGTGTCACTAATGGCCTTGGCGTTCAGATAGACAACGGCGTACCTGTATATATATCCGGTGCGTCTGGAAACAATATCATTGTAGGACTAGCAGACGCCGACTTTGCAACAGGCGTAGGATTCAGGACAATCGCTGTCGCTACCGAAAACATCACAGCGGGGCAAAAAGGATATGTCACTACAGAAGGTATGGTCAGGGACTTCAAAACAGACGGTTTCTCTGCCGAGGGCGCGCCTCTCTATCTTGCTTCTGGCGGTGGGTTTACTGAGACTCCGCCGTCTGCACCGGACGTTACAGTTTTCTGCGGGATAGTAACAAGGAAACATGCCGACGTAGGCTCTATATACGTCAAGATTATTTCAATTCCAAACTTAAACAGCCTTAGTGATGTTCAAGGCTCAGTAGCAGATAACGACATGCTCCAATGGGATGCCGCAACAAGCACATGGGATAATACCCAAAATCCTATCGCACCTGATTCTGGCATATTCGGCTACTGGTCAAGAAATGGCACGGTGCTTACTGCGGTCAATACTGGCGACGATTTAATTATTGGCGATATCACAGTAAAAAGCACTGACGACAGTAACTATATAAAAATATCACACGATAACAGCAATTCATATTTTAGTACCGACGACGGAGCGTTTGTCTTCCTGACCGACGAGGGCACAAACACTAACACCAACCTTGAAATAAAAGGAAAAGGAACTGGCGAAGGCAGGCTCGCTGTTTATGACGAAGATGATGCTGAGTACCTGCGGGTTACTTGTGTTGGTGGGACTGGAAGGATAGAAACTCTTGGATCATCGCCAGGAAAGCTACACCTGCAATACAACGCCCCTGCTAATATAGAGTGCTTTGCCAACTGCGGAGAGGGTGAGACTAAAGAATTAAAGATTTTCGGCAGGCGAACCGGGGATACTCGGCGATCCCTTGAGTTAAGCTGTGGTGTAGACGCCGCCGATACAGGTTCTTATAACGGGGTAGGCAATCACTTGTTTCATGGTACGATAAAAAGCAACAACGGGGCGCAGCTTGGCGACGGTGGGGTTACTGACTACACGCAGGTAGAGGCTGATGGGACACTAGAATTTAATGGAACTGCAACAGTATGGGAAGATTTAAGGTTTCCTGTATCGACGGTCAATCTTGGATTGATTAACGCTCCGACGCAAACCCCATACAAAGGCGGGATTACGCTTGCCTTTGCGGACACTGGCGTTTTAAATCAAGAAGAGGATATTTATTTCACAGCACAGATTCCGCATTCATATAAAGAGGGTTCTGATATTGATGTTCACATTCACTGGACTCCAGAAGATAATACAGCAGGAAATGTGTATTGGACGTTTTCGCATTCATGGTCGAGTATCGGCGGGACATTCCCGGCAGCTACAGAGATTAACGTCGCCACAGCCTGCGATACAGTAACAGACAAGCATCAGATGGACGACTTGGTGACTCTTGACGGGACAGGGAAGACGATAAGCTCTATTCTTATTTGTAGGCTTACTCGCCATTCAAGTAATGCACTTGATACATATGACGGCAAAGAACCATACTTACACGAAATTGATTTTCATTACGAAAAAGATACAGTAGGGTCACGAACAGAAAGCGCGAAATAGGAATTAATTAAGGAATAAAACATGAAAAAGAACATTGTAGTCGCAATAGCACTTATCGCCGTGGCCTTCTCAGCGGGGTTCGTCAACTCCACTAATAAGCTTATTAAGAGCTATGGAAGCGTAAGCCCAACAGGCCCATTCAGGCCGATCAGGTCAGAGAACAACAGCGATAACGTCTACTTCACCATCTATGACACTGAAACAGGTGAGATATGGAATGAGAATAGCAGTACGTTCGTGGCAATAAGCGATGCCAGCGTAACAGGGGCTAATTACGGTAATATTGCGGTCACTTGCGTAGACTTAAGGGCCTTTGCTGCAGATGGGTGGATGCCGGTTATGCCGACTGCATTGAGCGGGGTAAGGGCTGACTTTGAATGCGACTTGATTTTCTACGACAATGCAACTCCTGCAGCGACGGACACGATCTTAATAGGTCGGCACTGTTATATTAAATCAACAACTATTAGCGGGACATATTTAGCTCGCATTTACTCGATGAATGATCTATAATGCAAAGAGCCCAGACATTGAGCCAGCTTAAAGGCCGACCAAGAGACACCCGGCCAAGTGCAAGTAAAAGAGGTTATGGCTCAAGATGGAAGAAAGTAAGAGCAAGACAGTTAAGGATTGAGCCTCTCTGTAGGCTATGCAGTAACGAAGGAATAATTAAAGTGGCAAACGTAGTCGACCATATTATACCGCACAAAGGCAATTCTGACCTAATGTGGTCAAGCTCTAACCATCAGAGCTTATGTACTCCATGCCATAACAGTAAAACAGCCAGAGAAGATGGTGGCTTTGGCAACGAGATAAAGGGCAAGAGCAATGAATAAAGAAAGAGATATAAATAGAAGAAAATGGAAAGCTTTGTCGATACCCAGAGATGACATATTGGCGATGATGCAACAAGCAACGGCAAGCTTTACTCTACCTGATGACGTGATTGTGCAAGACGTAATGCACGACTGGGAAACTGATTCATTCAGGTTCAAGATAAACAGCAATGAGTACCCAGAACATGACTTAATGGAAACGCCAGAAGTAATTCATGCCGAAAGGCCGACAGCGATCGCATGGTAAAAGGATAAAGTAATGAATAACAATGAACGAAACAATCTTATTCAATCTAAGCGGATCAGACCTGATTCTGCTCGGAGTATGTGCGTTAATACTAACGTTCGTCTTCCAGGCAATCTTCGGTCGACCGTGGCATTAAAACAAGAGATTGGCGGTGTCTAATGGGTAGGGGCCACCAAATCTCTACAGATT